CCGCGCCTCCAGCCGGTCCTTCCGGGCCGGGATCAGGCGCAGGCTGTTCAGCGTCCAGCGGGTTGGCCGGTCGAACACCGCGCGCATGTCCTGTTCGATCGCCTCCTTCGCCAACTGGGCGGTGCGGGTCAGAGCCAGCGCCGTGGCGAACGGCATCTGCCTCTCGATCCGCCGCAGACGATCCGCCGACGCCTTGAAGCCTTTCGCGTTGATCGAGAACACCGCTCACACCTCCCGATCCGGCCGCACCGGCTCCAGCCCCACCCGCTTCTCCAGCCAGCGCGCATACAGCCCGCCGGCCACGTCCGCGCCGATCACCCCGACCACGATGCCGATGCCGCCGGCGATCAGGTGGTCGCCCCACAGCGCCACGGCGAACAGCATCGACGCGACGCCGAGCAGCGCCGAGGCGGAGAAACGCAGCACCACCCGCAGCAGGATCTGGCCGAGGGTCAGGTTGCCGCGAGAGGCCCGCAGCATCTCGCCGGACAGCCCGGCCATCGACACCAGGACCAGCATCCAGAACGGCATGTCCGCCAGCGTGTGCTGCTCGGTCGACATCGACATCCCTCGAATAAAAAAGCCCGCATGGCGAGCGGGCAAGAACGACCAGGCCGGCCGCAGTGATAGGTGCCGGCTTGCGCCGGCGTGGTGCTGGTGACCAGGGCGGGGAACCCCACAGCACCGGAGAAACAAAAAACCCGGCGCGGTGGCCGGGTTTGCTGGATCAGGTGAGTCGCTTGCTGTGCTCGCACCTATACAAGAATGACGACTTTCTACCCCTCGATTCCCATGGCAGCAACCCCTTTTACCTGCCACCCCCTCAATATCCCCCTTACGTCCGGTGAACGTCCCCGGTACGTCGGTAATTCTCCCGACCTGGATTTCGCTTTTCCCCTCCTGCCCTATACGTCCCATTCGATAAAATCAGATAGGGCACTGCAAGATACTGATTTATATAGAAATGTCCCATGTCCCATTGATATTTGAACTCTATATATAGGAGGTGGCAGCAAAGTACACGCTGCGCGCTTGCGCGTAATTGCTTGCACGCACATGTGCGCGGGCGTGTAGTCGATGGGACATGAGACAAGCCCAATAACGGCGCGCCCTGCACTTGTCCCATTACATTTCGAGCAATGGGACAGACAGGACAGGCAGAGGCGCACCGCTGTTGTCCTGATTTACAACACTCAGAAATACTATCGCCGACCTGCTCCGCGCCTTCCGGCGGGACATCGAGAACTGGAGGCCCTGACATGAACACCGTGACCATCCGCGTGGCGACGCCCGAAGAGATCGACGCCAGCATCATCGAAGCCTGGGAAACCGGCGAACCCCAAGGCTGCTTCATCACCTTCCCCACGCCCGAGCTGCTGTGGAAGACGCTGACGCCCAAGCGCTGGGAGATCATCAAGGCCATGGCCGGGGCCGGGCCGCTGGGCATCCGCGAACTGGCGCGGCGCGTCGACCGCGACGTCAAGGGCGTGCACACCGATGCCCAGGCCCTGGTGCAGTGCGGCGTGCTGGAGAAGGCCGACGACGGCAAGCTGGAATTTCCATACGACGCCGTACACGTGGACTTCATGGTCCACGCAGCCTGACGACGCCGGCCAGCCCCACCCATCACGCCGCCCTCCTCTTCACCAGCGCCGCCCGCACATGCTCGTGCGCCGTCCCCAGTGCCCGGTAGTAGGCACTGGTGCCGGAATAGCCCAGCGCCCGCGCCTTCTGGGCCGGCGTGCTGAGCGGGTGGCGCAGGTAGTGCTCGTAGACCAGCCGGTTCAGGTCGTGGCGCAGGGCGTTGACGATCAGCTCGGTCACCGGGAAGCGCGGATCGTCCAGCCCGCGCGAACGCTTGGTGGCCGGAATCACCACCCCCTGGCTGTCAATCAGGGTGCCGATGGTGCAGCGAACGTCGCCGGGACCGGGGAAGGCCTCACGGATGGCCTTCTGCTCCGCCCAGGCGCGCAGCAGTTCGTCGATCTCCCGGATCAAAACGCCGTCTCCCTGGCCTTGGCCGCCGCTTCGGCCGCCTCGGCGGCTGCCGCCAGCTTCCAGCTTTCCGGCCGCCGGTAGCCCCAGGGGCGAATGCCGCTCTTGCGCGAGGCCGCCAGCCGCTCTCGCCGCCAGCCGAGGCGCTGCATGATGTGGCCGATGCGGATCTGCTCCGGCCGCCCCCAATGGCCATAATCCAGCTTCAGGGCATCCTGCAGGATACGGTCGGAGGTGACGGTCTCGCCCGAAGCCGGATCTTCGAGCCATTGGCGGATCGGGTATTCCCAGGCGTCCACCGTATAGCGCGCATCCTGCTGCTCGGCGAACTGCTCGGCCTCCTCCCGTGCCACCCACCAGCCCTCGCCGGCCTGGAAGCGGAACACCGCCTCGGCCCACAACTGGTCGCGCAGCTCCCGCAAGGCCTCCAGCTCCACCTTCTGGCAAGTCACCGGCCAGTAGCGGCGGTTGCCGGTGGTGTCCTTCAGGTACTCCTCCTGGTTGGTCGTGCCGGCGAAAACACACTGGCGTGGCACGTCCAGCACCCGGCGGCCGTAGCTCTCCCGGTAGGTATCGACGGACGCGGAGAAGAACTGCTTGGCCCGGGTCGACTCGGCCTTGTTGAAGCTGTCCAGCTCGCCCAGCTCGACGATCCACTTGCCGCGGATCACCTGGAAGCCGTCCTTGTCGCCCAGGTTGAACGGCGTATCCATGAACCACTCGCCGCCCAGGATCGACAGCGCCGTGGACTTGCCCGCGCCCTGCGCGCCTTCGAGGATCAGCACCGCATCCGCCTTGCAGCCCGGCCTCATCACCCGCGCCACCGCCGAAATCAGCCAGCGCTTGCCCACCTTCATGCTGTAGGGCGACATCGGCACCCCGAAGATCAGATGCAGCCAACTCTCCAGGCGCGCCACCCGGTCCCATTCCAGCCCCTGCAGATACTCCCGCACCGGATGGAAGGCATGGTCGTTGGCAACCACGCTGACCGCCTCGACCACGCTGGGCGCCTTCACGCGCAGGTTGTACTGCTCGGCCAGCCACATCACCACCCGCGCATCGTCCAGATCGCTCCACTCTCCCGTTTCGCTGCCATAGGGCGGCGAACGGCGTTTCACGATCTTCGAGCTGAAGGCGTTGTAGCCGATCACCCCGGCCCAGCGCTCGTCGTTCCCCAGGATCAGCGCCACATTGAAGGCATGGGCGATCAGCGCGCCGGACTCGCTGCGCTGCAGCTTGTCCTTCCAGCCACCGGCCGCCGGCGGGCGAACCACCGCCAGCACCTGCCGGCGCACCGCATCCAGCCCCTCGGCCACATGCAGATCGTTGAAGTCGGTCCACTTCTCCTCGCGCCCGGCGCCGAACACCGGCACCACCATCTGGCCGCCCAGGATGGTGGCGGCGTTCGAGGCCTTCTCCACACCCGGATTCCACGGCTCGCCATTCGGGCGGGTGGTCTTCCAGTCGTCGTCGGCGCAGAAGATCAGCGGCCGGCCGGGGAACTGCTCCCGCAGCGTCTTGCCCACCGGCAGCAGGTTGCCGGCGTCGAAGGTGATCGCCACCGCGCATCCCGTCGCCATGTGCAGGCTCGCGCCGGTCGCGTAACCCTCGCACACCAGCAGCGGCTCGCCCGGCTCCGGATGCGGGCCGATCAGATGAAACGCCCCTTCCTTCGCCATGCCGACCGGCCAATAGGTCTTGTCGCGGCCCAGCCGCTCCTGCTTCTGCGGATAGATCACCTGCAGGCCGGCCAGCTCGCCGCGGGCGGTACGCATCGGCACCAGGACGGCCCCGCTCTTCGGCGCATAGCGCACCCCGAAGCCGACCACCTGCTTGCGCTGCAGATAGTCGCTCGCGCCCTTCTCCGCCATCCGCGGCCACAAGGCCGACGCCCGCTTGGCCGCGCGCCGCGCAGCGTGCCGTTGCGCCTCCGCCGCCCGGCGCTTGGCCTCCTCCTGGCGGGCGCGCATCAGATCGCGCTCCTCCTGGCTCAGCCGCACGCCCTTGACCTTGATCTTCTCCGAAGCGCCCAACCGCCAGTTGCCATAGGCACCGAAGACCAGCGTCTCGCCCTGCTCGGTCCGGTACTCGTGGGCGATGTACCAGCCCGTGCGGGCCTTGCCCTTGTCGCCCTCAGCCTTCACCCGAGTCAGCTCGCCGAAACGCAACGGCAGCTCGACCTCCAGGCCGAACTGCCGGAACTGCTCCAGAACGTCATCCATGCGATCAACCACGAACCACCCCCGCACCCTGCTGCTTCAAATGCACATGCCGCGCCCTTCGCCACAGGCCGATCCCCACCCGCACGATGCGGGCGGCGAGCTTGCGGGTTTCGCCCAGTTCCTGGGCGTCGATCCGGCCGTCGGTGATGTGCGAGGCCACGGTATTGGCCGCATCGGCCGCCGCGTGCAGCACCTCGCTCGCCCCGGCCACCAGCAGCTCCACCTCGGCCTCTTCCTCATAGGGCACGGTGCTGAACCACTGCGAATCGCCCAGTTCGGCGTGGAAGCTGTCCAGCACGATGGCCCGCCCTTCCGGGCTCACATAGCGCAGGAAGTCCATCAGCTCGATGGTGTTGAGGTTGTGGCCGGGGTGGCCGGCGTCGAACTTGTGCGCCATGGTCGTGGGGTTGCGGTTGAAGGCGTAGGCAAAGCCCGTAACCCCACCGCGGCACATCGACTCATTGCGGGAAACGAGATAGAGCGCATCCGGCAAGGTCATCACCTCCCGGTCCAGGCGCTCGAATTGATCGGCGAACGAACGTCGCATTGGCATTTACTTCCTGATGCTGCCAGTGCCACATCACGCAGGCTTTGGTACAGTCGCGCCGTGGTCACTCGCATTGGTCACACGATGCAGGCGGCGGCTCTTGGTGGAAATGCCGCCTGCGCCCGATGGCGAGGCGCTCGCTCCGCGAACGCCCCGCCGTTACAGCCAGCCGATCTGTGGTGGAGAGACTGGCAACCCCAGGGCATCCGTGCCCTGGTCAGGTGCCCGGACCCGACGTGTGTATTTGGTGTGCTCCCGTCGGGCTCGATGCACCGCCCGGCGCCCTTGTGGTGAGGGCTTCGGGCAGACCGGGCGGCTGGTTAAAAGGCCGCCCGGTTTTTTATGCGGCATCGACCGAATCGGTCGGCACCGGGAAAAGCTCGGGCAGATCGGGGCGCAGCTCGTGGGCCTGAACAGCGCCGTCGGTGGCGCGGACGACGGCGGGGACGCGTTCGGCGGGAACGCGCCCAGCCTTGATCCATTTCCATACGTGCGGCTGTCGAACGCCGCAGCGGCGAGCCAGTTCCGACTGGTTATTGCCACAATGCTTGAGTGCCTTTTCCAAAGCCTCACGCGCTGAGAGGGTCATACCGAATAGTCCAGAAGTTGTGTTCACGCCAGCAGACTAAAACCAAGGGTTTAACAAGTCAACACCCAAAGGTTTTGGACAGTGTAAAACCTTGGTTGTAGCCTTCACGCATGGAATACCTACCTCTCTCCGAACTCCCCACGCTTGCCGACCGCATTAACCATGCGATGCAGCAGCGTGGACTCACGCAGCAACAGCTGGGCGAGGCCGCCGGCACATCCCAGACGACCATTCAGAAGCTGTGCTCGGGCAAAACCAAGGAAACCAAGAAGCTGAATGCCATAGCCAAGGCATTGCAGGTTTCTGCCAACTGGCTGGCCACGGGCGAGATCCCCGAGCTGGGGGCAGAAGAAAGCACAACAGGTAGCAAGGTCCACCTGGAACCCTTGCACCCATGGGATGACGGCACGCCCCTCGATGACGACGAGGTAGAAATTCCCTTGTACAAGGAAGTCGAACTCGCGGCCGGCGGAGGCCGCACCGCCGTGCGGGAGGTCGCAGGCCGCAAGCTCAGGTTCTCCCGTGCCACCATGCGCGCCGCCGGCGTGAACCCGGCCCAGGCCGTGTGCGCCACCGTCTCAGGCAACAGCATGGAGCCCCTGATCATGAACGGCGCCACCATCGGCTTGGACCGTGGCACCACCCATATCGTCGACGGCGAGATCTACGCCCTGGAGCACGACGGCATGTTGCGGGTGAAATTCCTCTACCGCCTGCCTGGCGGCGGCGTCCGTCTGCGCAGCTTCAACCGGGAGGAACACTTGGACGAGGACTACAGCTTCCAGCAGCAGCAGGACCAGCATATCCGCATCTTGGGCCGGGTGTTCTGGTGGTCGACTGTACGACCGCTGAAGTCGGCACCATTGATTTGAGAAGACGCCCACACAAGATACGCTTGTCATTACAAGGCCACATATAAAAGAAAAACAATCCAGCATCTTGCAGACGCGGGAACATTCAATCCCTTCATCCGCATGTCCCTTAGCCACCAAAGGCAGCAGGAGCATCGGCAAACTTCCTTTCAGACACTTACTAGCAATCTACTCAAACCTGTTCGAGACGGGAGCAGCCTGCCATTCACACAGCATCAAGCATCGGAGGAAATTTTTATGTCACTGAACCAGGTTAAGAATGCCCTTGTATCATTTTCCATAGACAAAACCACGCGAGCGGTTATTTTAAAAGGCAAGTGGGGCACAGGTAAAACTCACTTATGGAATCAAGTAATACAAAATGGAAAAAACTCACTTGAGCGAGACAAGTATTGCTATGTATCCTTATTTGGGTTATCCAGCCTAAATAACCTCAAGCAAGCTATTTTTGAAAATACAGTCAAAAAAGACATAGCAGACAAGCCCAACAACCTATCCGAGCTAATTGATAATTACAAGTCTGCAAGCAGCACACTCAACCGCTATTACAGAAAATACCTAAAAACCGCTGGCGATCTTTTTTCCCCCTTAACCAAGGGCTTACCAACCACTATAGAGTCAATTCAGTTCGCCTCGATTAGAGACACTTTAATTTGCATAGATGACTTTGAGCGCAAAAGCTCAAGCCTAACAGACAAAGAAGTATTAGGCCTCATTTCATACCTTATCGAAGCAAGAAACTGCAGCGTATTGCTAATACTAAACAGCGATACCATTGATGAAGAAAGCGACTACTTCAAATACCATGAAAAAGTCTTTGATTACGAAATTGAGTTCACCCCAACCCCTGAAGAGTCAGCAGGGCTAGTATTCGACAAAAACGACCATTACGATAAAAAAATCATTCAAAACCTCTCCAAACTAAACACATGCAACATTCGAATTATAAAAAAAGTCAAATACTTCTCTGACTCTTTGAAAGCCTACCTTGACCAACAACCAGAAACCATAACTGACCAAGCACTGAAAACCCTATCGCTCATAATATGTTCAATTTATGGGAGCAACAAAGACAAGATTAATATTGACGTTATAAAAAAAATCAACGCCATAGAGTACATGCTACCATTCGATGATGATGATGATGATGAGCAATCAGAAGAAGACAAGGAAAATAAGCGCCAGGCAGAAATTCTTTTGGAATATGGCTTTTCACATTGCGACGAACTCGACCTTGCTTTAATCAGCCTTGTCGAGAAAGGTTATGCTGACGATGATTTGATAAAAAAAGTTATCAAGGAAATGGCTGACCACGTTGCTCACACGGAAGCAATCTCCACCTTTCGCGCAGCATGGGGACTATTTCATAACTCATTCAATCTAAATGATGAAGAAGTTTTTCAAGCTTTCGAGAAATCATTAAGCATCTGCATACTTAAGTTAGCACCAACAGACTTAGACGGACTCTGTGAACTTTATAAGGAAATTGACAGATACGACTCTGCCAAAGCCCATGTCGATAAACTTATGAATCATATCCGTGGACTACCTCAAAAGCTCGACGAGCACGATATATATAGATGGCCAAAAGATGAGTATCTAAAAAACTGCCTGACAAGATACTTTGAAGAATCCGACGACATAAAAACAATTGAAGAACTAATCATAGAGCGCCCAACCAAACATAGATACAACACCAAAGATTGCCTTCAACTTGCCACCAAAGAAGTCGATGAATTTTACAAGCTATTTAAGAGCATCAACTCCGAACAACTTACAAGACACGTTGAATATTGCTTGTCTTTTGGCGAACTAAATGCCCCAGGCGATAAGGATAGCCAAAAAATCTATGAACAGATTTTCTGCAAAGCGTATGAAGCAATTTTGCGAATACGTAAAGAGTCGCCTATTAACAAGGCTAGAACTGATCGATACATGAAATACCAAAAACATTATGACTCCCTTATAAGTTCGCCTGCAAAATAGTCATAGTTTGAAAAAAAGCACCACCTGTTCGGTATGGCTTCATAAATGAATGACCATTTTTAACTGATCTCTGCAGCTGCTCTCCGACAGCTTCGGGTCGAAAGAAGCCACAACGGCTGGCAGCTTCCGCCCCGAAGCAACCTCAATCCCCATCAAAATCAAACACCTAGGCAACCAAACCCCAAATCTACTCCGGCCAAACTCCAAAAATAAAACCCAAGGCTATTGTCACAATTTAAAACCAAGGTTATTTTCACCTCGTCTCCCCACCACAGAGCCGAGGCCCACCATGCACACCACCGCTACCCTGCACGTCCATCCGGCGTGCGCCTCCAACCGCCGGCTGATCGAGCAGCTCCAGGCCGACACCAAACGCCTCGTGGTCATCCACGGTGGCAAACCCAGGCTGGTCAGCCGCGCCAAGGCTGCTGCGCCCGCCTCCGACTACCCTTTCGGCGGAGACGCGGCCTGATGAACACCTTCACCCTCAGCGACCAGACCCTGACCCTGCTCGCCGCCCAGCTCAACCTGAACGGCAGCTTCAACCACACCTGCCGCTCGGCCTTTTCCCGGCACAGCATCATGTTTCGCCTGAAGGTCGAGCGCGGCCCGTCCAGCACCGAGGCCACCGTCGAGCTGGGCGGCCAGCGTCACAGCCTCACCCTGCTCCACGGCGAGCCGCACCCGGCGCACCTGCTGGCCGACTTCGTCGAAGCCATCGCCAACGGCCGCCTGGACTCCGCCGAGCCGGCCCCGGCCCGCGTGCTAGACAGCATCGTACCGGAAGCGCCGCCGCTGCTCGACAGCGACCAGGAACGGCAACTGCGCCACGTCGTGCAGCGCGGCGGCTTCCTCGAACTGCACCTGGGCCACGCCCACCCGATCCGCATCGCCATCCACCGCAACCGGCCCCGGCCGGGCGTCACCGGCATCCTGGCCATCGGCGAATCGCGCCCGCGCACCATCCTCCTCGCCAACTACGAGAACGAGGACAAGGCCTACGCGCGGATCGTCGAAGCCGTCGAGCACCTCTCCCTCGCCGCCACGTCGGCGGCCCGAGCAGCCTGAGAGGTCCGCCGATGGCCCGCAGGCCCGCCGACGACGCCCCCCGCCCCAGCCCGCGCCGCAGCGGGGATGCCGCACCGACGCCCAGAGCCTGGGCCGCGCGCATCCTCGCCCTGCGCACCAAGGAAGAACGCCAGCAGGCGCTCGCCGAGGTGCCGGAGGAACTGCGCGAGCTGGTGAAGAAGCACGTCGAGATCGCCTGGAACCACCCGGCAAGGAGGAACAAACCGTGAGCAAGCCCAACGACCACCTCCAGCATCCCCTGCGTCTGGCACTCGCCCCGCCGCCGGATGCGCTCGAACGGCTGTTCCGGGTCTTCGGCGACGAGCTGATACCCCTCGAACAGCTGCGCGCGCGGTACTTCCGCAACATGAACGCGGAGACGTTCAAGGCCGCCATCGGCACCGAACGCATCCCGCTGCCGGTCACCACGGTGGTGACCAGCAACAAACGCCAGCAGTACGTCCACCTCCGCCACCTGGCCGCCTACATCGAAGAGCGCGCCTGGCTGGCGGACGAAGAACTGGCCCGCCGCCTGTCGCCACAGGCCGGCGGCGAGCCGGAATAACCCCAACGCCAGCCACCACCTGGCATCGCCATACCCAAGGAGCACACCCATGGACATGACCACCGCCGCGCTGATCGGCATCACCCTCGGCACCGGCATCGCCACCGCCGGCTGCTACCTGAGCGGCCGCGCCGCCGGCATCCGCCTCGGCCTGGAGCGCGGCTACCGCGACGGCTACGACGCCGCCATCGACGACCTCGGCACCGAAGTACTCGAATCCGGCCAGCGCCTGACCAGCGCCGAGCGCATCCTCACCGCTACCCGGGCCGAGCTGCGCCAGGTGCAGGACGAGCGCACCCGCGAACGCCGCCAGGCAGCCGAAGCCCTCGAAGAGTCGACCCTGCGCGCCGAAGAAGCCCGAGCCCTGACCGCACAACACGCCACCCTGCTGACCCAGGCCTCCACCAACCTGGAACTGGCCGCCGCCACCTGGGACGCCATGACTGCCACGCGCAAGGCCCGCGATGCTCGGACGGTTGCCAGTCAACTGCGCGACATGGCTGCCATCCTCGCTCCGAAACGGCAGGAGGTGGCGGCATGACCGTCCAGCCCGAAATCACCTACGTCCGCATCGCCACCAGCCTCCGGCGGCCGGATATCGACCTCGGGCTGGCGAAGGTCGTGTGCCTCGATCTGGCCCGACACGTAGACGACCTGCTCGACATACTCACCGCCACCAATTTCCTGGTGGAAGAGCAGGCAGCCCGCCTGAACCGGCAGCGCGCCGAAAACGAGCGCCTGCGCGAACAGTTGGATGAGTTGCAGCGGTTGGCCAAGCAACGCGGCAATGCCGTCGCCGAGCTGATCGAGCAGCAATCGGCCTGCGGCACTGCTCGGGGGGCTGGCCATGACTGACAGACTGCTGCCGGCGAACGGCGTAGAAACCAGAATCCGCGCCATGGCGAAGACCGGGCACAGCAAGACCATGACCCAGGAACTGCTCGGCCTGAGCCGGTGGACCTTCGACCAGTTGGTTGCGCAGATGCCGGATGTCGAGTTTCCGGGGCGTAACCGCTCCCGCGGCTACCGCGCCGCGGTAGAGCGCAAGCGCGGCGTCTACACCGAGGCCATGCGCAAGGCCAGCATCGCCGCCGGCGTGGCGAAGCACGAGCGGGCCAAGCGCACCGTCCGCGGCGTGACCGGCACCGTCGACGAACTGGTGGCGCACTTCGAATGCGCGGTGTCGCCGGCCCAGGTCCGCCGCCGCGTGCGCCAGGGCATGACGCTGGAGGAAGCACTGTTCACGCCGAAGTCCACTCGCAACAACCTCGGCCGCTGGCTCGGCGTCACGGCCGACAGCCGCCGGGCGATGCTTGGGCAGGAGCGGGCCGGGGCGGAAATCATCAAAGCGCTGAGGGCTGCGGCATGACCTTCACCATCTTCTACAGCACCGAAATGCCCAACGAACCGGCGCAAGCCTTCGGCACCTCGCCTGCCAAGCCGGCACGCCCGACCAGTCACGCCAGGGAGACGCAATGAACACCGCTTTTATTCTGATGGCCCAATACAATTGCGCGGCAATCATTCCGCTTGAGCGTGTCTGCGCCGACTACTTCAGCCACCTGACGCCAGAGATGTTCCAAAGGAAGGTACTTGCCGGCCAGATCAAGCTGCCGATCACCCGGGTCGAGCAAAGCCAGAAAAGTGCGAAGGGCGTGCATCTGCAAGATCTGGCCGAATACCTTGACGCACAGCGCGCTGCAGCGGTCAAAGAATGTAGCCAGATCAATCGTCGCGCGGGCTGA